TGGACTACTTCAAGTCTCTAAAGAGTAAGCAAGACTAAAGAGAGCCCCTGAAAAGGGGCTCTTCTTATTTTTTTCTATATGATGGTGTACTACCAATCTGATTAGCAGTCAGAGTAAATAAAGATTGTGAGTTTTGAACAGTAATATGTTCACTATCATAATCTTTTGAACCTTTGTCTTTATTTGATTGATTTACTGTTGTTGCAATATTTTCAAAGGCAGGCTGTAACATCTTCAATGTATCTCTTTGAAGTTTTTTTCCTGTCATTTGTTTAATTTTTTTATCCATTTCATCCAACATAGCTTCATTATTTTTTATATTATCTGCTGTTGACGATTTTGCATTTAATTTTTTTGTTTCTGCCTGTATCACCGGAGCTGTTGGTGCTTTTGGAACCAAAGCTTTTATTAACTCTACTCCCTTTGGTCTATTTTTATCAACTTTTAATTTTTCAATAGTTTCTGCTTGAGGGGTTGCAGCCTGTGGAATAATCGCAGATGGTTTAAAAGCAGCTGGTATTGTAGGGTTAATTAATTTATCAGAACTTAAAATTGATGGATTTTTTGTATTAAGTAATTTTGGTGCACTCAAAATAGATGGAATAGTGTTTGTTGGTTGTGGTACAACAGGAAGTGTTGGTGCAGTTGGTGGTGCGGATAATTTAATTTTATCCATAGCACTTTCTTTACTATCTGTTCCCAGCATTGCTTTTTTATTTTTATCCATATTATCTCATTAAATCAGAATTATATTGTTCTTGTTTGTTTTGATTTTCTTCTTCGAGATGACTTTGTAACATGTTTAAATATATTTCATATTCCCAGGGATACATATTTTCAATTTCAGATACCGACAGTCTCTGTGAATTTGTTAGTAAGAAGACCATTTTATAATAGTCCACTAAACTAAAATAATTCACACTCAGGTAAAAAAACGCAAAAAGCCCTCGACAACAATTATTTCTTCTCCATTAGCAACATCATAAGTTAATTTTGGTCCATCTTTTAAGAAGTTTTTTAAGAGTTTAATTTCACTTAAATAAATTTCATCTAAGATTTTATTAATATCACTAGACTTAAATAAACTAATATCATGTCTTTTGTTACCAATGGTTATTACTTTTATGATTTTGGTTAATAACTTATCATCATCGATTGATGATAAATCATAATAATCACATACTTTTGGCTGTGCTACTGTTAAAATAATATTTTTATTAGTTGATATATCTTTTGTCAAAATACCGTTATTAAATTTAATATTGGAGATGTTTAATTCAAAATTAATTGGAATTGGACCATCCAATGATAATTTAATATTTTCTTCTACGCTTTTAGCTCTTATCTGTAAGAATAAAAATTCTAAGTCAGCAAGATATAACTGTTCTGGATTTTTAATATTAGAGCAACTTTTTAAAATATTACAAATATTTTTTAATATGCTACCAACATGAGTTTCTTCTGAAATAATAGATATGGTTTTTTGATCTCTTATTTTGAAAGGGCTATAGAAGACATCAGTTCCACTTACAGGTAAAACTGTTTTGTATTCTGGTTGTGCAGTTTTAATATCGTTTAAAATTGTATCAATGTCTGTCATATTATGAATCTGCTTCTAAAGTAAGTTCGTATTTTCGGAAAGCAAAACGTACCATTATTTTTAAATATTCATTTGTGTTTAATGAAGATAATTGAATCGGAGCAATCTCTACAGGAAAAATTTCATAAAATCTATATGTTGCTGTAGCAATACCATTTAAATCAAGAACATCTAATGTCATTTCATTAGTTTTTACTGAATTACTGTAATATTCAGTTACCCAAGCTTTTGCTCCTGAGCCCGGATTTTGATAATATAAATTTTTCATCCAACTATCAAAAGCTTGTGGTAATTTATAATCACCAAAAACGGGAAAGGTAACCAATACACCGTCTTTATATGAAATACCCCTGGGTTGAGATCGCCCCAATCCTGGACCAGCTAAACCATCAGCTTGTGTGTTCATTACGATATCGGGAAGTAATACTGTTTCGGCAATATATGTTTTTGGTGTACCATCTGCACCAGGTGATGCAGTAAAAAAACCAGGTATAGAATCACCAGCAAATTTAATTAAAAATCTGTTTGCTCTTTGTAAACCACCAGAAGCAGTAATTTTTTCTTTTAATGCTGAGATTGAGGTATCGATATTATTAGGCACAGAATATATCCTTTTCTGTTAAAATTTGAAATTGCATTTGGTGTTTTTCACAAAATTTTTCTGCGGCATTCCATTTTGCTTTATTAATTTCAAAAATTAACTTGTCTTTGCTTGATGCTGATTCTTTAAGGTGAACCTGTTTTAATGGTTTTACTTCTACTATAATTGATTTGTTTATATTATTTTGTTCAACCTGAATTAAAAAATCAGGAATATATCTGTGTACCTGTTTATCAACTGGGTGGACATATGGAATTTCAATTTCCTCAAATGACCATTTTTTTATCTTTTCACTTTCATCAAAAAATTTACAAACTCTTCGTTCCCACAAAGATCTACATTTTATGGAGTTTTTAGATCCTATGTATTTGTTAGGGTTTTTAGGAGTAAATGTAGTTTTATATGCCATGGGCTAGAATATTTAGGTTATATTCCTGCTAAATAATTTTATATGTCACTCTTTAGATATCCACTTGATCCATATGATGCCGAAATACCATTTTGGTGCGCTTTTAGGTGTGCTGAATATTCTGTAATTAATGAAAAGAGAACAAGAGCTTATATCAATCAGAGTCCATTGACTACAATTTTGTTACCTTTTACTGGTGAACCTAAGATGACAATGGAACATAAATTTGTAGAAGGTACCAATCCTGTAGGTCCGGTTTTGAGTTTAGCTGGACTTAGAAATACAAGTGGTAAAGATGGTGACGATACCTTTTTAGAAAGACTGTCTGCACCAGCTGCTGCTTTTTATGAAACAACATTTACTACAGATACTTATAGAAGATTTAGTAATGTTACAGAAGCTTCTATGACTAGTGAAGCTCGCAGAACTTTTACTTTTAAATATTTAATGGTTCCAAAAAATGCGGGTGAAGCAGAGGCTATTGATAATATTGTTACTACTTTTCGTAATCTATCTTATCCTAAAATTGTTCCAGGTTTACCGGAAAGAAGTATGCCTCAAAATATTTGGACTATAGCTGCTATTGGTAATGTTGGTGATGCAGAGAGCGATCCTAGTATAACTAGTAGTTGGTTGGGTGATCCGTTACCATGTGTCTTACAACACATGGAAGTAGATAAAGGAGATCCATCAGATCCAGTTTTAAAGATTCTTCCCAATTCAAAATCTTTAATGACTTTAATGACTATTACGTTTTTAGAATTTGAAACAGGAACTTATGCTCCTGATTATCAAGGTGGTCTATTATTATCAAAATCTGAAGTATCATATTTAGGAGACGCAGCCGGATGACATATTTTACAAATTTTCCTAAAATTAAATCTACTATAAACAATAAATCTATAGGTATGATTGATATTTCTTTTGGATTAGACTATGACCCAGAAGAATTTACTTTTTTGAGTACCCCAATGAGTACATTCAAAACTATTGGTAATTTATCAGCCAGTATTTATGCAAAAAATGCAAATAATTTTTGGGGTTTGATGTTTGCAAATGAACAGATAAATCCTTGGACTTTTCTCAAAGAAACTCCTTCAGATTTTATTAATTCAAATAAAGATTACACGGCTTTTTATGCCAAATATGATGGAACAAAATTAAATCCCAATGCTTATCCCCAATTACAACCAGACGATATTATTGTAAATGGTATATATGATTCTGGATATACTGCAGCAGAAAGTATGTTTACAAATTATAATACATATTTTAATAATTATGGCACTAATATAGTTGTCAAAGGATTTGGTGACACAAAAAAAGCTCAAATATCTAAAACCATTGGATCGACTGCCTCTTATGATTTAACGGATGTAAATAACAACGCATCGTCAGTTTATCTTATTATTTTACGTAAAGGTTCTACCGGCTATTATATTGCAAATTCGCCTCCTGGTTTCGGTTATGGTACTATAGTAAACCTAAAATCATATTCATATCTTGAATCATCGGCTTTCTTTTCTAAGAAAGATATAGCAAGCACAGTATCACCCTTAACATTAATTGAGGCAAATGATTCTATACAAACAGCAGTAAATGGTGATACACCCTCTGCACTAGCAGAAGAAGTATTGACAGAACAATATACTCAAATTTCTACACAACAATCATATGCTAACACATATCAGGCTACTTCTACTGTAAAATATCTAAGTAACAGTGATCTTGGTACTATTGTTAAAAAATTAATTTAAATCATGCAAAACCCTATTTCGACGCCAATACAATCTATTATATTAAAATCAAATTTATCAACAGATGATTCTGATTTTGATATTGAATTGATGAAAAATAATAAATTTTGTCAATTTGAGCGCATGGAGTTAGAAGAAAGTGTAAACAATATTTTTCCTACGGGTGCTCTTATTATTAGAGATACTAGTGATATATTAACTTATATTGCAACAAATGAAATTAAATCAATTATTGTCTCTATGGGTGACCTTGATGATACTACTTCTGAAAAATATGAATGGAGTATTACATCAATAACTTATGCTAATAATGCTGTATCTGAAATAGATCAAACTTTTGTAGTTATCTATTTTACAAATAAATTATTTCAAGAATCTCAAGGAAAATCATTTTATGATGAGATTATTTACGAAACAGATTCTGATGGTGAAGTAACAGCAGTCCCCAGTTCTTTGTGGTATATACCATATCCATTTGTAACTACACCAGAACATATTATCAAAACATATGGATCTAGATCAGTTTTTTCAAAACCATTATTTAATCAAAAAGATTCTGAAGGTAACGAAATAATATTAAAGGGATGTGGTGTAAACAATAATATTAAAAATAACTTTGAACCTAAAAATGCTGTTTTGTTTAGACCCAAAATTGCAGATGCAACCAGAGAAGAACAATACCAAACTAATATAATTTCATATTTAAATTATATTTTTACATATGCAGTAAGTTCTCCTCCTGGTAGTGATAGGTTAAAACCTTATTATATGTTTTGGACTGATTTTACAAATTGTTTAAATTATAAATTTTTTGATTTACGAAGTGACCTAGAGACAAACTTATATAAATTTGATCTTGATCCTAGTGACCCATATCATATACAACCATATGGTGTATATGATTCACCTGATGTTCAACGTCTTTTAAAAGATGTTGACGGTGAAGATATTGAATGTAAAAAAATATATGTATTGGTAACAAATCCAGCTACCAGCATTATTAATAAAAATTATTATTATATTCGAAGTACACCAATATACATGGAAATACCCGAATATGGTCTTTCTGGATCAACTACTGATCCTGTTAATTTGATGAGTCCATATTTAAGTGACTCTGCAAATACACATTTAACTAC